AGCCAATGCACTCGGGTGGAGAACTTGGGTCACTTGTGGATTATTTGCTAAATTGGGACGTTACTTACCATATCAGATACGAACAATATGTGAACAATAATTGGAACACTGGCCGTAATTTCGGTAGATGGGTTACTCGAAACACCAATGTAAATACTGTAACCGACCCCGCTGAAGCAGTAAGATCCATGGCAGCATATAGTAATCCTTACTCCTCTTTATTATGGGACGAAATTTATGCTCATCCAGACTTTGATGTACCGGGTCAAGATACGACATATATACAATACGTAACGATAATTATGAATCAGGAGGCAGCAAAGTATAATGCAGGTCTAGCAGAGTATATAAGTAGTTAATAAAGCAGATTATGGAAACTGAAAACAAAGATGTCATTCGACTTATGAGCTGAAAAATCAGACATCAATACGTAGATAGGCTGCTTAGCTATAGGTTTAGCAACATCAGGCTCCTGCTCGACAAGAAGGAATGTTTTATTGTCCAGATATTTTTGGATCTGATTTTAATCTTATATTGATCACAATAGGCGCTCTATTGAAAAAAGTAAGCACAATACAGAACTCATAAAATATTAGTGAAATAATTATTATATTTTATAAAAAATATAAGGTTGGATAAGCGTGACAAGAAAAAATCTATTGCTCATTCCTATCTTTTTTACCCTTTTGGTTACAAGCGTACTATTTTTCTATGTTGTTTATGCCATAAACACGGGTACGTACCTTAACAGGGAGCCTGTTGAGAGATACTATTTTGAGTATGATATCAAAGTTACAGGACTTTCTGGAAAGGAAGTGGGTGGAACGACTGTGATAATGGTTCCTATCCCTGCATCTAAGGAAGGCAAATTTTTTACTCCCTTTACGCAGAAACCTGATTTTATCCAGAGGTTTCTACTTAAAATCATGCACAAACCTGAACAAGATCGTATAGGTCCTTATTTTGAAAATATAAGTGAAACACTTGATAATAAAGAAATAATGGGGAACTGGGTAACTTTCATTGCAGAAACCGACAAAGGTCACATGCTTGGATTCAGAACCAACGAGACAAGGCTCGAGGATATCTCGTATGGTGGTTGTTTTGTTGCAGATTACTTTGATATTTTTGATCCTATAAACAATGGAAGTCCAATGTTGTTTCCTGTTGAAAATATGTCTGATGTTTATTCTACCCCTTATGGAGACTACACTAAGTATGCCTCAAATCCGAAATATAATACTTATATCTACTTAAGCGATAATCTAAAAGGAGGAGAAAATGTGTCTTTCTTTGTCTATTTGACTGCAAATAATGATCCATATGAATGGCCTGAAAAATACAGAGGTAGGTATAATAATCTGCTATTGGCGAAGGTTAATGACACAGGCTATGTAAAAGTCAGGACTATTATGGGACAGGAAATACCATGGGGAAATGACAGTCTTGAAGTAATGAGTACTCAGTATTTTTCAGATTTTTATGCTGATGAAACATCTGACAATGTAAATGTAACTCCCAGCTACACAGTAGTTGCATGAAGTCCTTAATTACGGGCATGTTTCTGTCATTCATTACAAACGGAAAAACGGCAGTGTTTGATTCCATAAAAAATTTATTGAAAAAAGAATAAATTAGCTGATAAATAGAACGAACAGATTCAGCTTTTCCTTTGCTTCTTGTAATTCCTTTTTTCTTTTTAGATCTTCCTACAATTATACAGTTTAATAATAGATATATTTATAATTGTTAACAGCGTTAACATTGTAAAATGTCACTTTTTATCGAGGGGACAGCGTTCCCCCTGGGCATATTAAACACGAATGGTTGGGGCGTACCGTTCGCTGAAGCAGATAACGCTATCAAAAGCCTCAAAACATCCGTTGTCCGGATCTGTTCTCGCGTCGATCCTCACGTTTGTGACATCATGGGCGACCCTAAATCCGAAATTGGTCACGCTGTCGATGCTGGTCGAGATGGTGACAACGTATCCTGCAAGGCTGAGATCACTGACTCGATAGCAGTTCAGAAAATCGAGGATGGAACCTGGAAACCTTTCTGGAGTATTTTTGCCGGCATACAGGAAATAGACTCCGGAGGGTGGGCACACGGTATAACCATCGAATCAATCACAATCGTAAATAATCCTGCCTGGGAAGGCGCAAAATGGAGTGTCGTTTCAGCGTCTGCTGACGGCAAAAAGAAAGTTCACATCACCTCTCCTTTCAAAATCGCAGCATCAGGAGATGAAACCATACCAGACGAAACAATTGAGGATCTGAAAAAACAGATCGCGGAAAAAGACAAGCTCATTGAAGAGCTCAAGCCGAAGGCTGAGAGCGTTCCTGCGCTTGAAACACAGGTTGCGGAACTGACTGCAAGTAACCAAAAAATTACCAAAGAACTTGCAGACAAAACAAAGCTTGCAGCCTCACTTGAACTTGAGAAGGCGGAGTCCATACCCATGAAAGAACTGGATGAAAGAATTGCAGCTGCCATAGCGGACCACGACAAGGAAGTTGAAGCAAGGAATAATCTTGCTGCAGCTCGTGCCAGATTCGTAGCTGCCAGAAAAGCACATCTTGGAATTGATACGAAACCGGATGAATTCACAACCCTATCTGCAGCAGACTTTGAAAAGCTCGCTGCTGATCATGAGAATAAAGTGAGCGCATCTGGGAGTGACCCAATCCAGTATAATGTGAGTGGGAGCGGTGGAAACAAGAGTCCAATCTTTGACCCGTTCTCAAAATCGTTCTCACAGGGGGCCTGAGCAGATGGCAGTACAACCAGGATTTAGGCCTGTAGACAACATGACCAGACAGGGTCCAGGCATTGATGTTGAATATTTCCAGATAGGGCCTAATGCAACAGCCTCTAAGTGTTTACCTGGTATCCGTGTAATGATAGATACGACTGACAACTATGTCAAAGAGTTCACAGGCACGGGAAACGCGATAGGATATCTATCGTATGAAGCTTCCCCTGACAAGCCAAAAACCATTGACACTGCTTTTGCGGTTGGCGACTGGGCAGCTGTTGAAATGGGTGCAGGTAAGAGAATAAGAGGCCGACTTGCATCAGGTCAAAATGTAACAAAAGGACAGCCTCTGAAGGAAGTTGCTGACGGCTTCTTGAGTGCTGGAACTCCTGGTACTGATGATATCGTAGCTGATGCGGATCAGTCAGTAGACGCTTCAAGCGCAGCAGCTGCAATCTGGGTACTTACGAGGAAGTGAAATCATGACAGGTGGAAACGCACTTCTCACACATCTCAAGGATCTGTTTGATCCGACTATTATTTCGGTACTGACTGCTCAGTCGGTCGGTAGACAGCTCATGCCAATCAATCCAGAACTCTCAGGTCAGGGGCTCGGTGTCCTCACCGTCGAAACGCTGCGTTATGTAGCTCGTAGCGGCGCAATCACAAACTACGACATCCAGAAAGACATCGAGGACACTATTGACATCGAGAGTCTTCAGGTTCGCGTCCCTGTCCAGCAAGACATGGTGCGTATCAAGTACCGTGATTGGCTGGCATATCAGAAGAAGAAAATCCCGATTGAGGCAGACATCAGTACCGATATGACTGCAAAAATCGCAAGGGAGCAGGACAAAATCATTGCTGATGGTTGGAAACCGCAGGGTACAAATTACCTAATCAAAGGGATGTACCAGGTGGCTGGAAACTCTGTTATCGGGGAAGATTCTGGAAGTTATGGAAACGTTAAATCTGCAGTCGTCGCTGCAATTTCAAAACTCAAGCTGAGTGGCGTCTATTCCCGTGGATACAACCTTTTCCTTGCTCCTTTCAACTATGCTGAGCTCATGGACTCCGAGAATGACACAGGAAAAGAAGAAACCGCTGCAATCCTGAAAATCCTTAACGCCGCAGCACCAAACGGATCACAGCCAGGACAGATCTATGAAGTCCCTGATCTCGCAGCCGGAACCGCAATGGTAAGCCCCATAGCTTCTCAGGAGAACCTCAGATTCTTCGACATCATTGAACTTCAGGTCCCGGAAAATGATCTCTGGTATGATGGCGGCAGACCGAAGGGCGACATCATGATGGAGCAGGTCGGTGCTCTGGTTCCACGGTTCAAACACCTTGATCCGGACACGTTGACCGACCCATGTGTCTGTAAGATTACCAGCCTTGGAACAAGCTAAACGGTGAGCTGAATGGTCCTGTGTTCCGTCTCTGAAGTTCGTGCTGAAGTCAATCCCAGGTCAGTTACAGACGAGGGTATTGCTGAACTCATAATAAGGACCTCAAGAGCTGTAGCTACGCAGACTGGAGGAAATGTAGATGACAGCGACAACGATCTCCTTAATCTGGCCTGCATTCATCTCTCAGCAGCTGCCGTCCTTCGTAAGATGAGGATTAACGGAGAACTTCCTGCCAGAGTCAAAATAGGAAATAGTGAGCAACAGAACACTATCGACCAGGACATCCAGGACCATGAAAATGAAGCCGCGAAGTACATGAAAAAGTACAGGTACGCAGGCAAACTCCGCATACCTTACGGACGAGTTGGGATCAGGACTGTGAACCACGAGGACTGAACATGATCGGATCTCTAATGCTTGGAATGATTCACACCTGCAACATCCTGAGCAGTACCCAGGACCAGAAACTTTCCTTTGAGTCCGGATCCTCAGCTTTTCTGGAAGAAGATCTTCTGATAGGGGTAGCCTCTGGAGCAAAGGGGACCATCAAGGAAATAGTTCTTGAGTCAGGGTCCTGGACCGCTGGAGATGCAGCTGGTTATCTGATCCTCTCGAATGTTTCCGGAACTTTCCAGGAAGGCGAAACAATTCATGATGAACACGAGGGGACCTCACTTGCCTCCGGACCGGCAGAACCTGTAACAAATGGAGTGGGGACTCCCCAACTCACTACAACCTCCAACCCTAGCTCATGCAGGTTCTCACAGGCTTCCAGGTCCGGAGGCATTCAGTCTCTTGAAAGTGGGGATTACATCGTTTCTGAGCCTCTTCTATTTCTCCCTCCTGAAACCGTGATCCAAGAAGGAGATATTGTCACAAGCAATGTCCATGGGTATGAAGGCCCTTACAAGGTACTGCATGTCGAAGTCCTGTACGAGCTTTTCATGAACGCAAGCGGCGAGTACGAGATAGATCATCTCGAGGTTGAACTGAAAGCTGTGAAAAAACGCGGCTGATCTTGGGGGCAAAAATGGTAGAATGTGGTACAGTGACCCATGAGCAGTGTGAGAAGTACAGAGAAAAGCTTAGGGGCGAGGTACAAGGTTGCATATTTCAGGAAAGGGAAGACAGGAAAGAAGACCAGGATAGACTTGAAAAAGGAATGGAGAGGCTTGAGAACAGAATGGAACGGATGAATTCAAAACTTTCAGCTGTTGTTCTCGAGCTTTTAGTAGGGCTGATTCTTGGAGTCATTGCTTTCCTTCTAGGGAGGACTTGATGGCTGAAATGTTCCGGGTCAAGGTAAAGGGCATCAAGGATTTACAAGCGAAGTTTCGGCAAATCGATGCAGAAATGCAGGCCGTACTCCCTCAGGCCACCTCAGCTGGAGCAGCAGTCGTTGTCAGGGAAGCTAAGATCAATGTAGGCAAGGGTCACCCAGATTTTCCTGAAGTAATCACAGGTGCTACGAGGCGTAACATCAGAGAAGTCAGAAAAGAAAACTCTCCTGACAGATGTGTTTCTCAGGTGGGTGGTACTCTGAGTCATATGATGAGGCTCGAAAAGGGTTTCATGGGTACAGATAGACTTGGCCGTAGATTCCACCAGCAGCCAAGACCCTTCCTTAGACCTGCCCTTGACGAGAATGAAGAGGAGATCCAGAAAGCCTTCGAAGAGAGCATCAAGCGAGTCCTGAGGAAACGCAAATGACGATCATAGATGAAGCGATCCGGACCATTCTGACAAGCAATACAGCTGTCAAGAGTTTTGTAGGCACTCGGATCCACCCTTTCAAGCTCCCTCTTGGATGCACTCTTCCTGCCTTGTCAATTCACAAACCCTCGAATCCTTACCGCCAGATTTCAGGATCCCCAAGATTTCAGATTTCCTGCTGGGCAGAAGATTACCTGCAGGTTCAGCAACTCTCTCAGGTCGTTGAGGCTGCCCTTGAAGGATTCTCCGGGATTGTTTCAGGCATTGAAATTATCCGAATTATCCCTATCGAAGCTCCGGACCAGTATGAGGACCTGCCCGGAGTGTATCATATTCCGTATGATTTCAAAGTAATATTCAGGAAGTGAAAAACAAATGGTCAACTACCAGACAACTGTTCAGAAGCCGAATACGATCCGTTTCGGGTCTGCAAAGATCGAGGTAGGTGAGGATGTAGACAACCTCACAAACATCGGAGTTGCAACCGGCATAGAATTCACAGAAGAATTTGAGGCTGCAGTATTCAAGCCGAGTAACGCTCCAGAGATTCAGGGGCCTGTGATAAACCACACCGCGACTGTGAAGGTTGAGATGTGGGAAGTGGATCTTGAGAACCTTGCCCTTATCAGAGGTGGAATGGATCTTGTAGATACTGTGGCTGGAGATGCCGTCTCAGTTGAAAATGAAGCCCACACTCTAACAGGAACCGGACTTGTCAGGCTG